ATAAAGCCGCCTTGCCTAAAGCGTAGCAGCGCCTGTGTTGTCGTGTCCACGTAGTCGTCGTGCTCCCCAACTGGGAACGCGGCCATCTCTTCAATCACTTCTCGTGCCCAGCGTGTGTCGGGTGCCCAGACTTTACCACTGCTAAATAAATCTGCAACCGCGTTCACGCGCACCATCTTGTCGTTGCCACGACTTGGGGAAAATTCTTGTACAGGTATGCCTAACGCCCTGAGTTCCTGAATCAGTGGTGCGCCAGCTGCCTTTTTCTCCACAATGAACGCGTCTGGTTCCCACTCTTTGTAATGTTTGAGCGCGATAACCTTGAGTTCAGGGAAAGCCATCCTGTCTTTGAAAGCATCCAGCAACATAAGCTGAGGCGTGTCGTTTTCTTCCTCATTGTAAAAAATCCCCCACGTTGTACAAGCAGAATAGTCCGAATTGTTCTTGGTTTCAAATGCCGTATCCCATGACTGGATGATGTATTCACACCGTGGTGGGTCATCCGGCTCCCAAATACGCCACATTCTGCGTGAAACGATGGCCGAGTTCTCAGACGTGGGTTGCTGCATGTACTGCGCGTTCCAATATCGCGGATCAATTGACGCTTTTGTAGCTTTTAAGCTCTCAAGAGGCCACTGCTCGGGCCAAAGTGACTTCTCGTTATCCTCGTCTTCGTTCAAAATGGCCGGAAGCTCCACAATCTCCCACGGAATTGAGTCAGGATTCTTCGACTGGTAGTCAATTAAACGCCCAGTCAGGTCTAACAGCGACCAACGCGTCATCACAATGATAATTGCACCGCCCGGCATCAGACGTTGCAAGGGGCCAGTCTGGAACCACGACCATGCGGTATCAAAAGCCAGTCGACTGTTGACTTTTACGTCCTGCTCCGAGTGAGGGTCATCAATAACGAACAAATCAGCACCACGACCAGCAAGAGCGCCCCCGACACCAGCAGCATAGTACTGACCGCCAGCGCTTGTAGACCACTTACCGGCAGCCTTCTGATCGTCTGCCACCAAAGTTTGCGGAAAAACATCACGGTATTCCTCCGAATCAATCAAGTTACGTACGCGTCTACCAAAGTCTTCAGACAGACCCGCAGTGTGCGTGCCCATAATGATCTTCTTGTTGGGATACTTGCCAAGGAAGTACGCGGGGAACAGGTAAGAGGAGAACTCAGACTTACCCATACGAGGCGCAATGTTGATAATTACACGTTTTTTCCTGCCCTCGACCACATCTGTAAAGATTTTTGCTAGTTTCCTGTGATGTGGGCCGATCTTAAAGCCGGGGTACACGGCAGTTGCAAACCCCAACATATTCGTCTTAGCCGCCGTAAGACTGGCGCGACGTTCACGCACCTCTATATCATCTAGCAACTCAATCTTGTCTTTCAGACTCATGAACGGCAGCGCCTTCTGGATGGCCTCAAGCTCCACCTTGCTGATAGAAGTGAACTGCTCAAAGTCCATCTGGCCCATCATTCTTCTCTTCTGGGCTATCATCTGGGCGCTCTGAAACGTCCACCACGTCTATCACTCCCATGAACTTGGCCAACTTATCTTTGATGCGCTGCTCAACTTCAGCATCTGACATCTCAAGCTTCTTGACCTCAATCTGCTCAGTAAACAGGCCCACTTCCGTGACCTTGCCTAGCGCAATCAGGGCTTTTAGCCTGACGTTAGCGTTCGGGGACTTTGTCTCTTCAACCAGTTTAGCTACTGTGTAGCCCCTGATCTCCTGCGCCATATCTATAAACTGCCAGTCGTATGCCGCCAACATACCTGTCAGATGTCTTACAGCCGCTGGGGTTTTTAGTTCCGCAAGGCTTGCTTTTTGATCGGCAGTGTCCGTGTTGGTAGTCACGGCGTTGAACGCTTTTCGCGCAGCCTGTGTCTGTTGTTGGTTAGCAACTACTTCGTCATCGTCCACACCCAACTCTGCTAACCACTGCTCTGTGGCAACTTGCGCCGACAGAATATCACTGGGCGTCGCGTCGTCCAGTTTTTCAAAGTTTCCCCGAGCGGTGACCTCAGGTTCAAAATGCACCAAGTGATCTAACATGCGTAGGAATCCTTTTCAGTTGCTTCCTCGTTGGCGTTAGTGTACACTTCTTTTCGGCGAGTGCGCAAGCATTTGCTTCTCCTTGATGGTTTCAGTTGCCATCTTTGCCCCGGCTCGCAAGGTCGGGGCTTTTTTTTGCCTCGAGGTTTTTCCAAATTTTTATAAAATTTTTGGGGGGTGCTGTATTTTTGTACAGTATTGTGATTCCGGATTTTTTAGAAATTGATTTGCGCCTACGAAACAGTGTTCACACCATGACGCCACGGCACGGCTTAATAGGGCTTGGTGGGGGTAGGGTGGGGGTCAAGAGTGGAGAACTCTCCACATTGTCAAGGGGATACGGCAACGACTTGTGGTATACTAGATGCATCGATTGGGGGAACTCAGTCGGTTCGGTTTGCCTCGCCCGTCTGCGAGGTTTTTTCTTTTGGAGATTCAATCATGAACATTCAGTTCGATCGTTACATCGTCGCCGTCGGTAAGGCATTGGAAGCAAACGCCAAGGTTGGTGTCGCACTCAAAGCCTTCAAGCCTATCTACGATAAAGCTACGCCAGAGAAACAGTTTGAGTATCGCTTGGCTGTTGGCACACTCATTGGTAAGCACTACGAGTGCGAGACTCGTGAGTCTGTCTATCGTAATGAAAAGACTGTCGCATGGGATGGCGACAACAAAGAGTTGGCTCGGGCGGCAATGAAGTATTACTTCCCACTCAAGCCACGCAAAGCTACTGACAACAAGGTAGACCCAGTAGCCGAATTGCTCAAGAAGTTCAACGCACTCAGCGCAAGTGAGAAGCGTAGGTTCCTCAAAGCAATCTAATTGTGGAGAATTCTCCACAGTTTTTTCGGAGAGTACAGCGGGCGAGGTCTGCCCGCTGTTTCATTTAATGTCAAACTAAGGAATCATCATGAACGACAAGCTATTCATATTCTGCTTAACCATCTGTGCTTGCGTAGCTCTTGGCTACGGCTTTGATACAAGCGGTTACTACTTACGCCAAGCATTACTCGTGCTTGCAGGCTACACCATTGCAGGTGTCTTATTCATCATCAACTCAAAGGAATAACATCATGAGCAAGTCATCTAGAAACAAACACTACGCCCTCTCAGAGATGCGCGAACTACGAGCAGAGTTCGTAGCCATGCGTGACAAGTGGGAGAAAGACCCCAAAGCCGTCATGCAACACAAGGCGCAACTGCGTGAGCAACAAGCCAAGGAATCCATGCAAGACTGGGAAACCATCAAGCGTGAGTCCAAGCAACTGCGACTCCTCTAAGTGTGGAGAATTCTCCACATTCATCTCTCCACAACGTATTGTGGAGAAGTAGGGTAAAAGTGTTGTATTTTCGCACATACCCACCACTTGACACAACTGGACACACACGAGGGTATCGCGTAACCCGCATGGATGCTAGCGATTGCGATGTCCACGTCCACAATACCTATATATATAAATACAATTTTCATTTAGATATATATATTTGTGTATTGCTGGGTGTCCTGTTGTTCATGTTTTCAAGTTAGTTTAAGTGTTCTTGAAAAATGGTAGGTATTTTGGTCAGACATGGTATAACACCAGTGTTTATGCGGCTCTCCGCTTACCCACATATAGTGGGTAAGCTCGCAGAATGGTGGGCCAGTTACAAAACCAAGTGGGCCAGTTAGCCCCAACCTGTAAGGAAATAGTATGCAAATCAAAACTTGCGCTAAATGTGGGGAGTCGCGCCCCCTCAAAGAGTTCTCGTACCTCGCAACGTATGCACAGTCAAAAGCATGGGGTCGAGCAGGCAATGTACGCATGACGCTCGAGTCCAAGAACTGCAAAGCTTGTCGTCCCAAGCGCAAGTCAGTCAGTCAACTGACCAAGAAAGAGATACTCAACAAGGTGCGATCGGGTGAGATGAGCATCTTCACCGCCAAGATTCTTCTTTCCAAACAGAAACAAACAGAGCACAACAAGCAAGCTATCGCATCCCGCAAGCGGTGGCTCAAGGCATGGAAAGCTGAACTCAAAGAGATACTCAAGCCCATCGCCAAGGAAATCATCAGCGCACGCAATACATGGCTATACGCCAGAGACAAGGGCTACGTCGACAAGGCAGAGTTCTACTTCGAGTACTGCGCGATGCTCAAGCATGAGAAAATCCACGCTGAGATGAGCCACATGCTCAAGCCAAGCCGCCCCCTATCCTCAAGGTGGGCGTACTACATAAGCCCCGCAGTATTCACTCGGGTCAGAGATATGTGGGCGGCACTGCCCCCGATACACAAGCAAAGCAGGACACCCATGCTCATCAGATACCGCCCCGATGGGGACAACTGAATGTGGAGAATTCTCCACAATGCCGCCAGTCATTACTGGCAAACAACTTAGGGAGAAAAAAGATGAAGTTAACACAAGACGAACTGTGGGATTTGTCCGAGATTGCTTGGGCTCACGCTCAACACAACGACGAAGACCCCGAGTACTACGACAAGTTCGAGGCATTGCATAAGAAACTTACGGCAATGGCAATAGCAATCAGAGACAAAGAAGGAGTAACCAAATGAAATTCTATGTACTGGGTGTGCAACCTAGCACCGAGAAGGCGCTATCACTATCGAGCAAGGTGTTCGATAACCTACAAGAAGCCCTGCATTACAGGGACACAGTAAGCCCTGCATGGCGTCCATTCGTGGCGGTGCAGATCACTGATGAAGTTCAACAGGGAGAAACAAAATGAATCCGATTAAACGAGCAATGCTTGAGTACTGGGGCGAGCGATGCGATGACTACGAAGAGGGATGCGTAGTGTGCGAAGCATGGCGTGCTTACGACAACCTAGTGATGGACAACAAGGTGACCAACAACTTGTTTCTGGAAGAGATGGTGCTACGCAACGCGCCTCCGCTTGACCCTGCAATCCGCAACGCAATCAGCAAACTAATAGTAGAAGGGAAGATACATGATGTCGATAACAAAAGTAGATAAGCCAACAAAGAAAGAATGGATGCGGTGGGCTAAGAACAATGAGTTCATCTACAAGCCCAAGCCATTCAAGTTCAGACCCCCACGCATCAAGCCTATCAAAGAGGACGACTACCAACTGCTCGACTTCCTGATGTGCCTTGCGGCATACGACTTGAAAGGGTTCACATCCTCTGAGTTCACGGCGGGTAGTCTCAGCTACCTACTACGCACCTATGGCGAGAGCTTCACGCTTATGGGACACAACATCTACAAGTACCACTTAACGGAGATACGCAATGCATACTAAATGGGAGATCTTAGAAAGGGCGGTGGTCTTACTAGCCATCATTGTTTTAATCCTTGACCTGTTCTATTGGAGAGGGGGCTAACAAAAAGATCGGTCATCCTTGCTTTGTGGAGAATTCTCCACACTTCGTTTATCAATTTAATTTTTTTGGAGATTTATCATGGAACAAACTAATCAAACAGACACAGCAACTCAAGCAGTCGCACCTATTCGGTCTACATCTGCGCTGTTCAGCACGCTCATGGCGCTCGTTGAGAACTACATCAATGACATTGTGCAGAAGCAAGTGTCAGAGATCATGGTCAGTCACAGCACCCTGCGAACTATCGACGATGGCTTCGAGAGGAAGATACGCGATATAGCAGAAGACGTTGTAGAAGATGCGATCAGTAATCACAACGATGGTGAGTACCACATCAGCGAGTCAGACATAGACGACACAGTAAGTACTGCGATCAACGACTATGACTTCGATAGTCAGATCAGCGACGCAGTCAACGATGCGATCAACGACTTCGACTTTACAGATGTCATCACGGCGTCCATCAAGGACAACATCACGTTCTCTGTATCAGTAGACTAATGGAGGAATCATGGAAACAACTACGCAACTACTTGCGTTCGATGAACTCAACGCCTACGGCAAAGCCAACGCTATGTCGCGGTACAACGATACACCAGATGACTGGGCAGACGAGATCATCGCTCGTGCTAAACAGGACGGCCCCGAGAGGGGCTTTGAGATAGACGAAGTAGCATGGTCAGGCTTCTCATCGCAAGGTGATGGCGCTTCGTGGACAGGTATGGTGCGCTTATATCGTTTCATTGATTATCACAACAAGCCTGACAACCACGACTACACACAATACTTTGTGCTGAATGAACTCGTCAAAGAGGGATGGACAGACTCACACGTTGGTGTATCTCGCAGTGGCTTCTACTACAACCATAGTGGCACGATGCGGGTGGAGGACATCAGCGAGAGCTTCTACAACGCAAACGGCGACTCATGCATAGACGCAGGGATACTTCAAGGCGCGAGTGTACATGAGCTTATGCGTTCCATCAGTGTGGACAGTATTATGGACGAGTTACATCGGTGGGTAGTAAACGAGGCGCGCAACTATGCCAACGAGATCTACTCACAACTACGTGATGAGTACGATGAGTACGC